TGTTTGATGTGAACGCAGATAATCTGACGTTCAATATACAACAATCAGTTCCCTGTACATTAAGTTACAAAGGTGAGACAGTATTGGATGGTACATTAAGATTATTGAAGGTTTATGTTAGTAATAACAAAGTAGATTATGAGGTAAACATACAGGACGAAGTAGGTTTATTAATTAACGATATATCAAATAAATCATTATACGATTTAGATTTTACTGATTTAAATCATACATATGATAGTACAAATGTAACAGCGTCTTGGAACGCAACATACACAGGTGGAACAACTAGTGGTGGATTAAAAGACGGTAAGATATTATACGGATTTAGTCATAATGGTTACATATATGATAAGTCAGGTACAACAGTTACCACAGGTTCTAACGCGTCACCATTACTTGAATTAAGTGGTTTACCTGGTACAATTTCTTATAGTGGAACACCGATGAGGACCACAGGATTTAAACCGTCTATACAGATATATGACCTAACAAAAAGAATATTTAATCAGAATGGTTACACATTAGAAAGTGACTTTTTTAATGAGGAATATTTCCAAAGATTATATATGCCTCTTATGTTTGTGGCAGACCAATACTATGTAAGTAGTAGTGGGGCAACAGATGGTACGTCACAGATTATTTTAGGTACACCAAGAAACCCTGTAGGATTTGATTTTAGTGGAGGTACTTGTGGTAGTCAATCGTATAGTATTATTGACGCGTGGGCACCATTAAACCAATTGGTAAGTAATAACGGTCCAACATACCCATCATCAGGTTGGGATACAGCAACAGGAACATTCTACGCGTGGACAGGTGGACAATATAAGTTTGATTTTAAGGCACAGTTGTCAATTCCATACGGTTCACAAAACGCACAAGGTAAAATATATCTATGTAAGAATTTAGATAGTACAACATTCTATGGTGGGGTTGATTATTTATTAGAAGGTATATTTAATAATGTTGACTCATATCAAAATACTGATATTGTAATGACATTAGCACCAGGTGATAGAGTAAACTTAGTAGTAAGATTTACCTTAGCACCAGCAGGATGTTTAGGAGGTAGTGAATTTATTCAACCTACTATTGATATAACAGAAACATCGGTAATTGTAACTGACGCACCTAACTTAATTGTAGGTTCAACGATTGATATTAAAGAACAATTTACACCCGAATATAAACAACTAGACTTTTTAAAAGGATTAATGACCCAATTCAATTTGGTGTTCGTTAAACATCCATTTAAAACAAAGACATATATAATGGAACCGTTTGACGAATATGTTGGACAGGGGAAATTACTTGATTGGACAGATAAGTTAGACTTATCAAAAGATATAGCAATATCACCAATCACAAATATTAATGGTAAGGCGATAAACTTCCTGTATCAGGATGAGGCGGATGCGATGAACACCTTTACCAAATCAATTAACAATAATAGGATATTTGGTACATATAACTTTATTCCACAGGATACAAAGATTAATGACCAACCTTTAAACATAACATCATTCTTCTCACCAACACCTTGTGATACTTTACCGTATGCGGATATTCTTCCACAACCGTTTATCGTACCACATTTCTATGGTGCGAAGGAAAGTACTAAGGAAGGTGTAACCAATACACAGTTATTACCAATGAGATTGAAACCGAGGATTTTACATTACTACGGTCTTCAACCATTATCATCAACTTGGTATTATTTAAATGACGTATCGGGTACAACTGAAACAAAAACAACTTACCCATTAATACATCACCAAAACCGTATCCCATCAGTTACAGATTTGGGAACGGCAATAGATTTAAACTTTGGTAATAGTGCGTCACCACAAGATAATGTGGTTCCAACAACAACTACAAATACTGGTTACCGTCTATACTACGAAGATTATATCAACGACTTATTAAGTCCTGACGCAAGGATGGTTACAGCGTATTTTGATTTGAATGTAACAGACATAAATAATTTAGAATATAAGGATTTAATATTTGTAAAAGACACATATTATAGAATTAACAAGATTGAAAATTTCAGTTTAATTGAAAGTTCAGTTACTAAAGTTGAGTTAATTAAATTACTACGAGTAGATTTAAATTACGATTGTACAATTGACGCAACAGTTGAATTATACTCAGGAACACCGAGTGGTTCTTGTTGTGTTAATCCATTTACAGTAGTTAGTGGAACCGCAGGTTATGTTTGTGATGTGAGAAGTAATTACACAGGACTTACTAAAACTCTTTCTGTTAGTCCAATAGTATCAGGTACAACCGCACCGATATATTATACTTGGAACGCACCAACAACAGTAACAGGTTCAACATCAGGTGGGACCGCAAACTATACACCAACATTAGCACCATTTACATTAGGTAATATAGCAAACTTAAGTTCAACAGAAAGTGTGGTAAGATATTCAATCACTGGTAGTACCGCAGATAGTTTCTGTACATATGTATTTACTGCGGATGTAATAGTATCTGAATTACCAACATTAACATCGTCAACAACACCAGCAGGAATTACAGGTGGAACAACATTTAATTATACAATTACCGCAGATAATTTAACAGGTGGTACAATTGAATGGTATAGACCAGCGTTTGGAAATAACGCAGCCTCTTCAGGTTTTACTAATACAATTAGTGAGGTATTGGTTAATACAGGAACAACAACACAGACAGCAACATATACAGTTACATTAAATCCTACACAAGGTTGTCCACAAACAGCAACTGTAACCGTACCTGTATATTCTTCAACTACACCACCACCAACAGGAACAACATACAATTATTATTTAGTATATAGAGTTGAATATCCTTATTCAGTACAATGGACATTATCAACTAGTGTAAGTAATGATAATCCAGCGTATTGGGCAACAGTACCATTTGATATTGGTAATATGGTTGATAATGACATTAAATATTATGTTCAATATAACTACGAACCTACAGAATTAGTTGGATGTTACTTATTATCTATGGATAGTCAAAACACTTGTTCACATCCATCAGCAATACCTGGTGACACTATTATCAACGTAAGTAATGTAAGTATTGAAGACCCAACATTTACAAATATAAGTGGTAGTACTTGGCGTAAAATTGATGGTAGTGACACATATAATATAATAATTGTACCAGCATACTAAAAAAATAATATGGTAATTTATAAAGTAACATTAACAGACGGATTAGATTTTTTGGAATATAACATTTACTACAACAACATAGTAACTAATATTCCTCAAATATATGATATAACAACGAGTGGAACGACAGGACCAGCAACAAACATCCCATACGCAACTATGGTTACAGGTGTGTATGTTGAAGTACCTGACGCAACATCTACAATCAATATAGTGTCAACAGCACCATATTGTGATTTTGTATTTAGTGAATGTGTAAGATTAGAATGTTGTGGAACAACCCCAACTCCTACTCCAACATTTACACCCACTCCAACTCCGACTCCTACTCCATCACCTGAACCACCAACTAATGATTGTGTGGAATGTGTGGACGAATATTATCAAACATCATTTCAAGAATGTGGTGCGTATAGTTACCCATTAATTTTACATAGAGTATGTTGTACATATCTTAATTCAACAGGTGGTACAAAGAACGCACCTAACGATGTAACTGTTCAACAAAGAGCAACAGTTGTTGGTTGTGGTGGTTCAGGAAATTATTATTTTGATGTGGTTATTCCATCAGGTTCAACTTCAGGATGTACAGTATATACACAACAAGTTACAGATTTATGTGGTGATTATGGTTGTGTAATTACAGATTATTACTGGCAAGAATATATTATCCCACCAAATTTATGCCAGACAATTACACCAACACCTACTTTAACTGTAACACCAACTCCTACTCCGACTAGTACACCAGCACCAATTGGTGATTGTTATTGTTACGATATTGTTGTAACAGGTACAACAGGTGAAGGACCAATAGCGTCAATTGAATATAACGATTGTTATGGTGTATTAACTGTAAGAGGATTTACGGTTGGACCAGGTACATATAAACAGTGTATCCAAAGAGTCGGTGGTGTAATTCAATATTTCAGTGCGACAGGTATAGACGAAAGTTATATAACAGGTGTGGGTAATGGTAACTGTAATACAGGATATGTATGTACAGGATATACACCATCAATTACTCCTACTCCAACAATAACTAGTACACCTACTTTAACCCCAACTCCTACGGTTACTCCTACAAACACACCAACTAGTACCCCTACTAGTACACCTACAAGTACACCAACTCCTACACCAACCGCAGGACCTTCTTGTGTGACACAAGTAAGTTTTGATGTGGATAGTGCGGGTACTGTAACTTATTATGATTGTTGTGGTGACCCAATAACTAATTTCTTTGGTATTGGACCACAAGTAATTAATGCGTGTATAACAAATAATTCAGTATTTGGTAGTGGTGGTGTTATTTCAAATATTACATATGGTTCAACATCTTGTAGTTGTGTAACCCCAACTCCTACCCCAACAAGTACACCGACTCCAACTCCGACTAGTACACCAAGTACCGCAACATTCAATTGGAATTATACACAAAGTAATGGTGCGACAGGTGAAATGATTTTATATATAAACGGTAGTGTAGTTGAAGATAGATTTAGTACATCAAGTGGAACATATAATGTAAGTGTTGGTGATACAATTAATTGTGAGATTATTACAAACTCTTGTACATCACCAAATGGTTACGCAAATTCTTATTGTATTGGTATTATCGCAGACGCAGATTGTAGTGTTGGGAATGGAAGTTTATTTAGTACAACCTATACAGTAGTTAGTGGTGATATTGGAAATACTATAACATTATCAATGTACTCACAATGTGATAGTGGATGTGCGTAAAGGTTAATAGAAAAAAATAAAATGATATATAATATAAAAGAATTAGTATAATATGGCGTTCAAAGAATTTAAAGTTAAGGTCGGTGTTGACGGTACAGAAGTTGACACCACCATCAAAACACTTGAAGGTTTTAATACCCAAATAAGTTCATTACAGGATAAACTATCAAAATTAGATTTAGGTAGTGAAGAATATAAGAAGACTGAGAAAGAGATTAGAAGAACTGAAAAGGCGTTACAACAGGCGAGGGACGCAAACAAAGGTTGGTTAGATACTATCGCGTCAGCACCAGGTCTTGTTGGTACATTCGGTCAATCATTACAAGGTGTTGGTAAGGCGTTTGGTAATATTGGTATGGCAATCAAAACATCCGCAATTGGATTGTTAGCAACCATTATCGCAGCAGTTGTTGAAAAACTAAAATCATTTGATGGTGTTATGGACCCATTAAATAAGGTTTTAGATATTTGGTCGGCAACGATGGGTAAGTTAGCAAACCTAATTTTACCAGCAGTCGCAGCGGTTGTAGAAACTGTGGCAACAGGTATAGTTAAATTAGTTAATATATTCAGTAGTGCGTCAAGTAGTGGTGCGAAGTTTGGTGACATATTATCTGATATGGCGGACAGAACAAATGACTTAGATGACGCAACCGCAGAATATCAATATCAACAATCTTTAAGTAACGCAGCCTTAGCGGAGGCGAGAGAAATAGCGGCGGACAGTACCAAGAGTTTAAAAGAAAGGAAACAGGCCGTATTAGACGCGGCAAAGATTGAAGAGGCGACAGCAAGAGAGGGTAAAAGAATAGCGTTGGAAAAGGCGAGATTAATGGCACAACAAATGGCGGTTGATATGGATTTAACCATACAAGAAATTGACAACCTCAAGAAGGCGGACGCAGCAAGATTAAAAAGTTTTATCAATCAACAATTACAGAACAAGGCGTTAAATGGTGAGAAGAAGGACGCGTTATTACAACAGTTAGCACAGATTAACGAGATTGACGCAGCGTCTTCAAAGATTGGTAAGAAGACCGCAGCAACATTAAAGGGTTTAGATAATGAGGCGGCAGCGTCAGCAAAAGAGGCAGCACAAAAGGCGTTGGACGCAACTAAGAATAGATTAAACGCACAGATTGAACTTGAAAAGAACAAGGTTGATACTGACGCAAAATTATTAGAAGAGTTACTTAAAAAGAAAGACGACTTAGAAAATAAGGGAACTAAAAAATCTAAGGAAGAACTTGAACTACAGGCACAGAATAGAAAGAAGGCGGTAGAAGACGCGTTAAAGGCGGACAAAGACGCAAAGAAGACTATAAGTGACGCAGAAGAGGCGAAGAGAAAGAAAGATATTGAGGACCAACAAAAGTTGGATGATGAGTATATTAAGAGTGTAAAACAAAAGGACGCGAATGAATTAGCGGCAGCAGAGATATTATTAGAAGAAAAGAAGAGAATATTCGGTGAGGAAAGTAAGGAGTTTAAGGCACAACAGGACGTAATTACAGCACTTAAACAAAAGGCGATAGCGGATGAGATTGAGGCAATAGGTAAAAAGAAAGACCAAACTGACGCAGACAAACAACGTCTAATTGAGTTAGGTTTTGAAAATCAGAAACTTACCAACCAAATATTAAGTAACAACAAATTACAGGCGGATAGTGACAAGAAGAAACTTCAAGACCAATTGGACGCGAAGATGAAGAACGATATGGACGCCTTGGAATATGAGTTACAAAAGTCTGAAACCGATTATGAGAGGAAACTTGAAATATTAAAAAGGGAAGAGGAATTACTAAAAGAAGATTATGACAAGAAAATAGCGTTAGCGGGTGACGACGCAAATAAGAAGGCGGCAATAGATTTAGAATATACCAAACAGAAAGATGTTTTAGCGAAGAAGAGAGAAGATATTGACAACAAGGAATATGAAAATCGTATAGCAATCGCACAAGGTACTGCGAATATGTTGGGTGCGTTGAGTGAGTTGGTTGGTAAAGATACGTTAGCGGGTAAGGCGTTAGGTATATCTCAGGCGTTGATTAACACATATGTGGGTGCGTCTGAGGCGGTTAAACAAAAGTCCACACTACCATCACCATTAGATGTTATTGCGAAAGTAGTAAACGTAGCAACAATCGTAGCAACAGGTTTAAAGACTGTACGAGAAATTACAGCAGTACAAGTTCCAACAGTTGACGTACCTGAGGTTAGAATTAGAAAGGCGTTGGGTGGTGTATTATCAGGACCATCACACGCAATGGGTGGAATAACCACACCATTCGGTGAATTAGAAGGTGGTGAGTATGTGGTTAATAAAACAGCAACACAATTATACAGACCACAACTTGACCAAATAAACGGTGTGGGTGGTAATGTAGACTACCAACAATCAGGATTTAATGGTAATATTACTACATCAACACAACAACCAATAATCAAAACATATGTAGTGGCATCAGAAATGTCGTCACAACAAGAAATGGACAGGGTCATCAAAGACAGGTCTAAAATCTAAATAAAAAATATATATTAGTATGAAGGTAATAGAATTATTAATTGATGATGAGGAAGACTTAGCGGGTGGAAACGCAATCGCGTTAGTAGAACATCCAGCCCACGAAGAAGACTTTTTCCAATTTTCAAAGGACAAGAAAGAAATTGTACCTACGGATGAACAACAAACAAAAATATTAGAACAGTTTAGTCAAGTAGGACAAGACCATCAACACTTTATGATGGAAGGTCACTTCATTAAATCAATTGACCCTGTGGGTGATTTTAACATAGGTAGAATTGACGAAAAGTTCAGTACTGTTGATATTGGTAACCCTGGTGACAAAAACGATGTATTGGGTAAAAATTCAATAATGGATTTTAGTGATGGATTGGGTAGTTACAAAGTTAGATTTAAATACGTTGTAAGACCTGGTAGACCAGCGGTAATTCAAACCACAAGACAGTTCTGTCGTCAGATGATTAACGCAAATAAAATCTACAGATTAGAAGATATTAATAAAATATTAAATGGATTTAAATCAGAATATCCAGGTGTTGGTAATTGGGGTGATACTTTTCTTAAATTCGGAGGACCCAATTGTAACCATATATTCGTTAAAATTACTTACCAAGAGATTTTTAAGAAGGATAAACCAACTGGTCAATACGCGAACAAAGGTGAACAATCAAGAGATGAGGCAGCCTTAGAGGCGGGTTCAAACCTAAATCAAAAGACATTAGAAAATCCATCACCTCAAACAATTAGAAGGGCAGGACTTGGAATGTTCGCAAAGGAAGATGTGGTATTAAATGACTACCCTGAGGCAGCAGTAGAAAACGCAAAGAGAGTATTGAAGTACTTGGAAGAAAGTGGTAACCCAAATAACTGTCTAACTCAGGTGGGTAAGGTGCGTGCCAATCAAATTGCGAACAAAGAAAATCTATCTGAGGAGACAATCAACAGAATGAAGAGTTTCTTATCAAGACACGCAGGTAATGAACGTTCAGGTGGGGCAAGGTCTTATGACGAAGGATGTTCAAACATCGCACTTGACGCGTGGGGTGGATTGGAAATACTACCTTGGGTTGAAAAGAAGTTAAAACAATTTGAAGAATTTAAGTTCGCAGAAGAACAATCAAAACAACAACTATTGGCAGGACCCGTTCTAATTCCTGACAAGATGATATATCGTAGGGAACCAGTTTCCAATACGGAATATTATGTGTACTTTTCAAAGGACACAGTTAAAAAAATAGCGTTTAAGTATCTAAGAGATAAGAATATTTCAAACGTTAATATAGAACATAATCCAAAAAACAGTCTTGATGATGTAGCACTTGTTGAAAGTTGGATAGTAACCGACCCAAAGAATGATAAATCAAATCAGTATGGGTACGAACTACCTGAGGGAACTTGGTTCGGAATCGTCCAAGTTAAAGACAAGGAAGTGTTTCAAAAGTATGTGGAAAGTGGAAAGGTTAAAGGTTTTAGTTTAGAAGGATATTTTGAACAGAAACTAGTAAAGTTTCACGACACCAAATTTGATACAGATACATATATATTATCAGAGATAGAAAATTTATTAAAACAATAATAAAAATGACCCCTACACAAAAATTACAACAAATAAAAAATTGGTTATTCGGATTTGAACAAAATCACGCGTTTGCGAGATACAAGGGAGAAGATGAAACCGAGTATGAAGTAGATGGTGAAATATCTATGGGTAAAGAACTTTATTCCGTAAACGCAGACGGTACTACTAAATTAGCGGAGGATGGTGACTATACTATTGATGGTAAAGTCCTAAGTGTCGTTAAGGGTATTATTGAAGACGTTATAGTTGGAAATAGAGTAATTCAATCCGAAACAATAAACGAAAAAAACAAACAAGAAAGTATGTCAAATGAAGTAAAAATGGTTTCAGACAGTTTACTTGACGGAACACAAATTTCTATATCTGGTGATGAAATTATCGCAGGTGCTGACCTTCGTATCGTAAAAGATGGTGAAGAGTTATTACCACCCGCAGGTGAACACAAATTAAAGTCAGGTGTAGTAGTGGTTGTAGATGACGCAGGAAAAATTACGGAAGTAAAGGCTGCGGAAGAAGAACCAAAAATTGAAGTTGAAGTTGAGGCAGCAGACGAAAAACCAGCAGAAGACGTTAAAGACACTGGTGTTAAAGGTGTTGAAGAAGTTTTGAAACAAGTAATGGAGGCCGTAGCAGAAATGAAAAAAACTATGGGTGATATGAAAGAGAAACAAGAAAAAATGAAGGAAGACTTTGCGGCGTTCAAAAAAGAACCAGCAGCAGAACCATTAAAAAGAAATTCTGTATCAAACAATTATCAGTTTGGTTCAGGTTCAAACCCACGCGTACAAATGATTGAGGCGTTGAAGGGTAATTTAAAATAAATAAAAACAAAATAAAAAACAGAAAAGAAAATGAGTAATTTAAAAAAATACGATTTTAGTTTCAACCTATCAGGTTTACAAGATTATACAGAACAAAAAACTTCTACCTTAATCTCAGAAACTATCTTAACAGGTGACTTTGCGCAACAAGTACAAGTTGTACCTAACGTAAAAGGTGTACAAGAATTAAACGTTCTTAGTTCATCATTAACCGCACAGGCGGGTGGTTGTGGTTGGAACCCATTCAGTGGTAACTCAACAACTTACACACAAAAATCAATAACTTCAGTAAAACAACAATACCAAGAAAGTCTTTGTACAGACGACTTAGAAGGATACTGGTACCAAACTTTATTGAAACCAGGTCAATACTATGATAGTCCTAACGATATTCCATTCAGTGAATATTTAGTAAACTACAAAGTAGAACAAGTAAAAGAGGCAATTGAATTTACATTATTCAACGCAACTTCAGGTTCAACTGGTTTTGATGGTTTCAAGGCGTTAACTTCTTCAGCATACTCAGGTGACAACGTTACAGTAGTAGCGGCAGCATCAGGTACAACAGCAGCAAACATCGGTGACTCTATCGACTTAATGTTGGCGTCAGGTGAAGACTATTTGTTAGCAGCAAAAGACGGAGCAATCTTTATGTCTTGGGC